AAATTTAAAGACTATGACAACGAAAACAGGAGCGAGTCAGACAGCCAAGGACGATTTTATGAAAGCATCGGCACAGACGAGCAAGTCAGCCGCTGACAAGTCAGCCGCTGACAAGTCAGCCGCGAGCAAACCAACCGCTGACAAGTCAGCCGAGCCAGTACCAGGAGCCCAGAGCGGGTCTTACGTGCCGGGAGAAAAAGAGAAAGGGCTTTTCCACGTAAAGTTGGATACGCCGAGCTACGACAAGACCACGGGTAAGAAATTATCCAAAGCCTATATTCAGAAATTCACCGTCCCCGAGTGGAAGCATTTCGAGAAGAACTCAAAGGGGCTCGGGTTTACCACTGAAATTATGTGGAATCCAGAGAATAAGAAATAATTTTTTACTAACACATAATTAAAGGGACAAATTATGGCACTAACACCAGAAGCAATTAAGGCTAACGAAGCCTTACAAGAACTACCTGACGAGCAAGTAACGGCGATAGCTACTCTGTCAGCCAATGATGAGAACACAGTTATTAACGCTAAGATAGGAGAGCTCCATGGGCGGTACGACAGCGACGTCAAAGAGGTGGCCGGTATCGAGAAAAAGCAAGGCGAGAAGAGCTACGACTATGTAAAAAGAGTCTTAGGAGAGTTTAAAACCAAAGTAGAATCGTCCTCGGCTCTTACAGATCAGATTGGAACGTACAAGACTAAGGTTGCCGATCTTGAAGCAGCGATAGCTGACGGGAAAGGCAATGAAGCCGTGACACAGAAACTGAAAGACACGCAATCCAAGCTTGACGCTTTGCAAGGGCAGTATGACACTGATAAGCAAGCGTGGGAAACAGAGAAGGGCGAGTATTCTGATAAGATAACCGGTATCCAGGTCAAGTCTCAGTTTGAGAAGGCTACATCCGGGCTGCAATTTAAGGCAGGCTATCCGGACAGTGTGCAAGAGACGCTGCTTAAAGCGGCACAGGACGGCATACTATCTTCGTTTAAACCTGATTGGGTGGAGTCTGACGGCAAGCAAAAAATGGTTTTCAGGGATGAAAGTGGAGAGGTGCTCCGGAACAAAAATAACCTTCAGGAGCCTTACACAGCCGAGGAATTGATACGTGAGCGTCTTAAAGATGTGCTGGATACGGGTAAAAAGACCCCTGGTGGTGGTACGAAGAAACCAGGTGAAGGAAGCGGAGGGGGCGACAGTTTGGTTGACCTCGCAGGCGCTAAAAGCCAGGTCGAGGCCGATGAAATTATCGTCAAACAGCTTATGTCTAACGGGTTGACCCGTGGATCAGCAGCCTTTAGTGAAGAGCAAGCGAAGCTTAGAAAAGAGAACGCCGTGTCTAAGTTACCGCTTAGATAGAAGATAATAGAGCGCATAATTTCTTTTTTAGGTAAAAAATAAGTAATTTAGCATTATAATAACGCGCAAGGGTAACGCGGATCATTTTTACTAATCATTAAAATTGAACAGCAATGTCATTAATTAACACAAGAATCCAGAATGTAAGGGCTAATAGCCGCCTGGATAAAAATGAGCTGCGCCCGTCACGTTATGGAGCGTTAGACTTATTCAAAATGCAGTCAGATGATCCTGCGGGTATTCTGACCCCTGAACTAAAACAGAAGGCTGAATCCTCTATTGGAAACACCTTTGAAACTCCTGTTATCGACTACGACGGAGGCGTCACAATCGGTAATACCCGGTCGGTGACTATTGCAGACGATGAGAACACTTCTCAGATGCACACCATTACTTTCGCGACTTACTCATGGGGGTTCACCATCGTTCCGGCGATGTTCATGAACAACGAGGTATCAATGCAGGCCGACTTTGAGCGCAAGTTCAATAAGTACCTGTATAAGTATGCTGAAACCCTGGATTCCGCCTGTATTGCGGCTCTTGCGGCTGCAAAAACTCAGGTTTTTGGGGATACCCTGAATTACACCAACGTAGGTAATGCTATCATAGCTCCTTGGAGCTTGAGGGAAAATATCGTGGGCGATATCAATCCTATGATGGCCGCCAACGACCACTTCAACCAGATTCACGTCCTTGGGAACGCAGGTTTTGAGAGTATGATCCGGAAGATGGCCGAGAAAAGCCTCTACAACGAGATTAACAAAACTTTGGAATACTCGGATAAACTTCTGCACTTCAGCACTCGTTTGGCAAACGCCGCAGGTGAATTTGCTAACATGATTGCTGTGAATGGTGGTTCGGTAGGTATGCTTGAGAGATTCGAGCGTGAGTCCCTGCTTGCGACCAAGATGGCAGATGGAACAGAGTGGGGCGTTGACACGCTTCCCCTGATCAACACTCCTGTTGGAACTTACTTCTACGAAAGTAAAGGTGATTTCAGCGGTATCGCCGGGGCTGCTACAGCGGACCTTACAAGGGCGCGTAAGGAGCACTATGGTTTTGCAGTAGATGTGGCTATCGTGACGGATTACAACAGTGATCTGACTACAATCGCCAATCCTATAATGAAATTGACCGTTAATAGCGAAGTTTAACGTAACCAATACAAACTCCGATCCAGTGAGAACTTCGGAGGTTTCTTAGATTTCTTCAGTCAGGGTGTGAAAAGGCGAAGTGACTTAGTTTGCTTCGCCTTTTTTTAAACTTTCGAGTATGACCAAGGTCGATTCAGGTGGCTTAGAGTTCGGATACGAGCTTCTCAGTGCGGTTCCCAGAGCGTATGAACTGTATCTCGAGGGTGAGCTCGAAGAAACCACAAGTGCTTATGACACCGATCCGCTTTATTATTTTTCCCCCAGGCATACGTCTACAAATGTAGTCAGAGGTTGGCACAACATAAAAAGAGCCCGGCGAACAGGGGGGCTTCCTTATACTTTCATACACCAGCCGGAGCTTCTCCCGAAGCATTTCCCGCCTTACAAAGAAGTCTACGCTAATAAAGAATATAAGTGGGATAAACCTACGTTGTGTATTTGCAATAGAAAGAATAAAGAGTGGTTGGTTGAGGCGATTAACTTCTTTGATGAAGACATACTAACCTGGCTGTTTAAGAAGCTAAAAAGTAGATACGAAATAGTATATTTCCCGATTGCAATACCCAAGGAGCTCCAAGATAACGTAGATCCGGAGCCTATAGGAGATATAGAACTGGCCAAGAAGCACGGAATTAAAATTTTCACGGATTTATGTAAAGGCAAGAGTTGGAATGAAACCCTATTAAAGGTTTTTTCTAACTGTGAACACTACATAACTATGAACGGCGGGTATTCTATACTGGCTTCTTTTTTCTCGGGGACTAACATCATATATAGCAAGCCCGGGCAAGTACAAACCCGCGAAATAGGTACCGGTTCTTTTTGGCGATGGTATCCTCAGATAAACAACGTTAGAACGCTCCACGTTCCGAGCTATGATGCTTTAAAAGATAAGATAAAGAGCCTGTATATTGACAAGGAGCCGTGTATTAACATATTGATAAGAACTACCCGGAAAAACTATCTCCGGAACTGCATGGCTTCTGTAGAGGCCCAGACGTACAATAACATAAACGTGGTTTTAATATGCGACAATAAAGCCGCAGTAGTGAATACAAGAGGGTATAAGGCCCGGGTGTTGGAGGTAGAGCGTTTGGAGAAGTCTTCTGCGAAAGTGAATAGTCCGTATTATGGCCGCTCTTTTCCCTATAACAAGTATCTTGACCAGGCACAAAAGCTTGTAAGCGGTTTTATAATGTTTTTGGACGACGACGACAAGTTCACGGAACCGGGCAGCGTAGAACGCATAGCGGCCAATGTAAGCAAGGATTCTTTGCTTGTCTGGAAGGTTAAATTCAAGGATAATGACATTAAACCGAGCTTTAGTTTCGGAAAAGTTGTAACTTTATACGATATTACAGGGGTAGGATTCTGCTACCACAGTTCTAAAATTAAGTATACTGATTGGACAGAGTGGAAAAGGGCAGATTACAGAACGGCCAAAAAGCTAAGTGAACACGTAAAAGTCAAATGGCTGGATCAAGTGCTTACGGAGTTGCAAAAGGGGCCGCACATGGGCAGTCTGGGAGACGCGCCTCTTACCGCAGAGATAGTTACACTGAGGCTAACGCATCCCGAAGGCAGGGTAGAAGTACAGCAGTTCACTAAAGAAGAGTTAGAATGTTATAGCGATTATTTTGAAAGATATAAGATATGTACCGAGCAAATGATTTAAAAACAGAGCTTCTCAACCTTTGGGGGTGGAGGCAAAACTACAATACTTCGGATTTCACTATATCTGAAAGTCTGGCGGTTAGTTCAACAGGACAGTATTACCAGGAAATACATCCTTTGCTAACCTTGCATAATATAAAAGCTGTGGCTCCTGAATTTGAGGCGATCGTCTACGACGCTTGGGCAGCCGGGGTCCAGTATAGAACCGGAGACAGAGTGGCCGCCGGCGGTAAAGACTACAGGGCTAAATCAGACAGCCTTGGGTTAAGCCCGGAAACTAATCCTACAGAGTGGGAGCGCTTTGACGCATTCTCTCTTTGGCTTGAAGAGAAGACGCAAGGGAGTATAGTGAAAGCAATACGATCTTTTTGGGATACTAAGATGGCCGATAAAACAGCTAAGAATATCCTGCAAAGCAAGCCGCTGTTCGACGGCGCTGGCAGGATAGGAGATTTAGTTCCGGCGGGGGCCAACTTAGTAGGGTTCGAGATCACGCCGATAAGAGCTAAAGGAGTGACTACTAAAATCGACAGGATAGGAGCGCAGTTCACACAAGCCGGCGAAATGACACTGTATTTAATGCATTCAAGTCGTGACGCTGTGTTACAAACTGTGACTCTGACCCGGACCCGTGAAGGAGGTATGGAGTGGTTTACTCCGCAAGAAGATATTTTCTTACCCTATATGGGGGCTGACAGTGATGCCGGGGGCAGCTGGTACCTGGTCTATAATCAGAATGAGTTGCCTGGAACGTCTCAGGCAGTAAGCAAGGATAAAGATTGGAGCAGGGGTCCTTGCGGCAGCTGTAGTCGCAGTGAGAGGGTTAATTGGAGCGTATGGAGTAAGTATCTTGAGATACATCCTTTCAAAGTATCCGGCGTGAGTGATCCATTAACGATGTGGGATGTAGCAGACAATCTATACGATTACAATACGAATTACGGTCTTAATCTCCAACTTACAATACAGTGTGATGTGACCGATCTGATAGTTGAACAGAGGTTGGCCTTTCAAAACATCATAGGGCTTCAGGTGGCCGTGGATATGTTGCGAGAGTTTGCATACAATCCGAGTTTCAACGTGAGAAGAGAGACTCAAAACGTATCAATGCAGTCGATACTGTATGAGTTGGACGGAGATAGTCAAGGATATAAGAAAAGCGGGTTAAAGTACGAATTGGATAAAGCCCTGAAAGCGGTGAGTCTGGACGTTACAAGTTTGAGCCGGGTATGTTTCCCCTGTGACACCAGGGGCGTAAAATACAGAACAGTGTGACTAGACTCGATGAAATCATAGAAGGGCTGAGAAAGGTTGACGTAGACCGGATTTTCGAGCAGACAGTTCGAAAAAACGAAGACTTGGTCACTGAAATGGTGAGCGAGATCCAACTTTATGAAGAGGGTGAAAGAGGGGACGGCGTTTTTATAGCTGACTTTGCGCCTTACAGACCCTTGACCATTGAATTGAAACGCGGTAAAGGACAACCAACTAATAGGGTCACCCTGCGGGACGAAGGAGATTTTCACCGGTCATTCTTCATACAGTTTAAGGGCGATGGGTTTGAAGTAAGGGCTCGCGACTGGAAAGAGGCCAAACTAAAAAGAGAATACGGCGAAGAGATACTGAAACTGTCCAGTGAAAACATGAGTGATCTTATAAGGAGTTATGTAGTTCCGGATATTATTGCTAAATTTAGAGCGGTATGATTAACTTACCCACGATACCTAAACCCGAGGCCCCTGTGCTCTTTGATACTATCATAACGCAGGTGCAGGATACTCTGGCTTCTGAACTAAGCTGGCTTGACCATGCATTCGGCAGAAGTCAGAAGTTAACGGGCCAGGCGGGTGATAAAAGATACAGTTATCCGGCTGTACATATAAGGAGCAGGAAATATCAGGACGTGAGTCCCGATAAACGTTTAGGCAGTTATTCCTTTTTTGTAATGGAGGACCCGCAACAAGTGACTTTTTATCCGCAGGGGCGTAATATACTAAAAACCAATTTTGCTCTTATTTTTTGGGTGGATCTTGAAGCACTGTATCCGGATAGCAAGGTAAGTCGAAACACCGAGGCTGTTAAATCTGAAATCTTGGGGGTTTTAACCCGAAGGATGTTTTTATCGTCAGGGAGACTCAGTATCACAGGTATAAAAGAGCAAGCAGATAATGTATTCAGAGAGTATGACCTGAATGAGATAAAGAGCCAATATCTGATGCAACCCTACGCGGCTTTCCGTTTTGAGGGGCAGATGCTTTTAACAGAAAG